CGATCGCCTCGACCAGCTGCTGCTCAGGACTCCCGGCCAGCTGCGCGCTCACGGGCGGCCCTCAGTTTGTCGGCCAGGTTGTCCTGCACGCCGTGGTCCAGAGCGACGCGCTCGCCGTACTTCTTCGGCTGCAGCTTGCCGGCGTACCACTTCCGGGCATCGATCATCAGCTTGGAGCGTTCGACCATGTCACCGGTCTGCCGTTCCAGCACCTTGCCCTTTCCGTCCTTCTTCAGCCGCTCGCCCAGCACCGCCTTGTCGGCGATGTCCAGGATCTCTTCGGCCAGCGTGTCCGCCTGCAGCTCGCGTGCACGCGCGTACTGGTTTCGAAATGTCTCGTTATCAGCCAACCAACGAATGACCGTGGAACGGCTCGGCATCTTTGCCGTGGAACAGATCGTGCGCAGGCTCTTGCCATCCACCAGCAGGTCGCAGATTGCGTCGGCCAGCTGCTGGCTGTACTTGCTGGGTCGTGCCATCAGTAATCGCCCCTGATGATCCTGGCCTTGGACCACTCCAGCAGCCCCACCAGCTCGGCGGCGCTGCACTGCCGCCCATAGACGCGGTGATCCACGCCTGCAGCGCAATCCACCACCAGGGCCACCTTTTCCACGTCCCCGAACTGCCCGGCCTCGATACGGTCGGCGAACTCACGAATGCGCGCAGCCAGCTGGTGCTGATCGACCGCCAACGCGTTGTTGGGGATCAGCTGCAGGACGTTGCTCACGGCTCGCCCCTGTCCGCCCGGATCACGGCTTGGCTGGCGCGGACGTGGTCGTCGGCGTCGCGGCCGATTTGAACAGCAG